AGTCTTATGAGAAAAATCCCAATAAGATTGATTCGTTGCAGTTAAACTCACTGCATCACCAACACCAAATGGCGAACCTGTTCCCTCAGGAAAATCAATAATAGTAGAAGTGCCAGAAGTTGAAATTGCCACAACCCTATTAGACTGAGGTGGTCCTATACTAATAGTAGCAGTTCCCCCACTGGGAACATAATAATTAGTATTTGTTGCCGTTGGATTTACACCAATTGCCACAAAAGCATCTGCTCCTACAGTAACAACCCTCAAAGTTTCTGTTTTATGGGCTTGTGCTGTAGTTTGTGCACTACCTGTTGTAGTGCTCAGAACTATACCATCCCCTACCGGTTTATGTGCCATTATAGTTAATAAATCATTTATTTAGTTATTTATAATTACTCTTCTTCATCTTCTGGTTCACTTTCAATTTCTTCTTCTGGTTGTTCACCATCAAATACACTTGACGCTACATCAGGACGAAAGTTATCTACCCTTTCTGCAGACTTTGCCATAAGCATATCTTTAATTCTGTCACTAATTTGAGAAGGAGACTCATCAGTCGCCATCATATCCATAAGTTCATCCATTTTTAATCAATCAATATTACAGTAACTGAGGTATTTATATCTCACCACCCTTAGGTAGTGTAGGAGACTTTGTTTTACTCCCCTGTTTCTCTAAATCTGGCTCTATCGGTGCACTAATATTAGATACAGGAGCACCTAATTCTGCTGATCCACCTGCTTCCATATCCATTAATGGAAGACCAGTTGCAGGATCAATGGTATCTGGATCAGGAATAACACCATCTTTAATCTCTTTTTCAATCAGCTTATCCTGCTCAATGATTTCCTCATCAGTCTGATGAAGAATTTTACGTCGAACCCAATCCTGCGAGAAATATCTTCCAATATATGGTTGAACTGCTTCTACACTACTCAATCTCTCATTAAGAAGTTCAGTATCCTTCAATTCTGAGAAGTGATTATCATATAAGAAGTCATATTGAATGTGTTCACTCATAACTTCCCAGTCTTCTGGAGTGATCACATTCTTCAAAAGAAGTTGTGTTTTTAGCATATCATTGAACATATTAGAGAATCTCTTCCTCAAACGTCCAACAAACTTACTAAATTTAAGTTCATCTCTTAGGATTTCAGAAGATCTCCCCAAGTTAAACCCACCTTCTCCGTCCATTCTGGAGACAGGAACATTAAGTGAGCGGAAGAGTTTCTTTTTAAAATACTCAATATCAGTGATTTCTCCAAGGTTTTGTCCTCCTGGGAGAGTTGAGATTTCTGTTCCTCTTCCACCTTCACGTCTTGGGAGCCAGAAGTCTTCAAGCATTGCCATGTATTTTTTGTCATCACGAATTTCTCCTGTGGATGCATCATATACTAACTTATTGCGATAACGCATCATAACATCACGAAGATATTGCTCTGCTTTTACCTTAGGAAGATTACCAACATCAATATAGAAGATTCTACGTTCTGGTGCTCTAGATAACCTATAAATTACAAGACTGTCCTCAATCATTCTAAGTTGATTGAGAGACTTAATTGCTTTATGAAGATATGAAAGAGTTGATCCTTTATTTCTATCTACAAGACCAGAAGTACAATAAGTGACCGAATCTTTGGTCATTTTAATGCCTTGACTAGCACCCGTGGCATTAATATTACCTGTAGGATAAGCAGGCTTAGGATTATAAATGAAATACTCTTCAATTTCAGGAAACTCATAATCCATTGGATTATCAGAATTCTGCTTCGTTACATTATACTTATCTTTATCCTTTTTAACACTTTGCCTCATAAAACGCATTTTCATTGCATCAATATAACGCAACTCCTGAATTCCTTCATGAGGCTTTTTCAGATCAATAATTTTATGATAATAAATTCGCCCATCAATATACCAATTCCTATAAATCTCATGAGCTTTTTTATCAAAATCTAAAAGATCTTTAATAAATTTAAATTCTGCTCTAATTTTATCCTTAATCCCATCACTAGCATTCAAATTTGATAATTCAATCTCAACAGGGCTATCATTAGTATCAACAACAATTGCTTCATTTACAATATCTTCAATAGCACTATCACACTCTGGATGAAGTGCCATTTCACGATATCTCTTAAGAAGATCAAATTCAGTTCTATAGATTCCTTCAATATCGACATAAGAACCAAAAAAACCACTAGTCAAATAATGATCACTCCCATCCTCATTATTTGGAGGAACGGGAGAAACCGCAGACGATGATAGTATTTCTTCGCTGTCCTCTATGGAGAACCCAAATAACTTAGCCATAATTTATTTTAGAAATTATCTTTCTACTATTTATTGCCCATCAATTACGATGTTATTGACAGCAAATTCAACTGTATATTCTTCAATAGCATCACCAGAATCATAGGATAGATCAATTGCAGAAATATTCGTTGGGAACATATCAATAAACTTATAAGTCTTCAATACTGCTTGTTCTGTACTATTTGGATCACTCTCAGTTGCAAAGGGTTTTGCACCTCTACCAAGCTGTTTTACAACCGCATCACTCATATAAGATGCTGGACTTGTAACACCTTGATTATTGGAAAGTTGTGCAATCAATTCTGTCCACTTTTCAAATGCATTTCTAAAGGTAAAGTCTTCATCATTAATAACAGTTACAGTCCATACATCGACTGTTCTGTCTCCTGCCACTTTAAAAATACGACCCCTAAATGGGACATCAATTGCAGTAATGGTTTGAGCAGGTAATGATGCTGCTTTGCATAGGAATGAAAATCTTTCCTGATCCCAATTAGCACCTCCTTTAATAGCCTCATTAGTCAGTTGAACTTCAAATAAATTCGGTCTTGCACCGCCCCCGGCCAATTGAGACTTAAATTGGCCGATAGTTCTAATTGTATTGGTGTCTGCCATGATTTGTTTTTCTCCTTGTTGTTATTTAGATAATAGAATTAAACGCGACCAGCTACTTCTTCAAAGCTAATACCAGTTCGGGTAGCAACGAAGGTAAGTGTAACATAATTAATCGACTTGGCAGGCTTCAAGAAAATGTCTGCGCGGAATTCATTATTATCAATAACATCAGGTGTGTTGTTTGTTTCGTCGCAAACAACTAGGAATCCATAGACTCCCCTCTTTGCCTGAACATCACGAAGATATGGTTCAACAATGTTACGGAAATTCGCTCTTGTCAGTTCATCATTAAGTTCAAAGAGCATAGCTTGTGCTGCTCTTTCCAGTGCTTGCTCAACTGTGAGGAACAAGCGACGAACATTAATGCGATCAAATGCAGATGCATATCCAAGTGCCGTCTTATCTCCGAAGAGAAGTGTTCCAATTCCAGGTGTAGTAATAAAGGCGTTAACCCTCTGAGGATAAAGAATATCTCTTTGTGCCTTAGTTGGGTTATAGGCAAGTTTAACTGCATTATTAATGACACCACGCTGTTGACCAGCAGGTGAGAACCAAGGATAAGCAACAATGTTTGTGCGTGTCATCAGACCAGCAACGTCACCGTTAGTTGGAATCCAACGGAACTTATTATTAAAGCGATCATAAGTATACTTATAACCAGCATCAAAAATACCATAAGAAGTGGACATCAGTGGGCTGAAATACTTAACCAGATTATCAGTCTGAGTAGTAGTATTGGTAATATTTACCAAATCTGCTCTATGTGGTCCAATGGTAGCAACACAATCCTTTCTACTATTTGCGAGAGAAAGAAGATAATTTGCTTTTGCTTGAGAATCTGCTAGGGCAGTGCATCCTGGACCCATAATAAAGTAATCAACTTCAACTTCATCTTTATTTTCTAATTTACCATAAGATGTAATTAGATCAGAAAGTTCTGCTTTATATCCATTAGTAGAAGAATAATCAACTCCGCCCGTTAAGGTGTAAGTTGTATTACCAGTAGCACTAAAGGTAACTCCTTGTGCATTTTGACCCCAAGCTCCATCTGCAGTAGAAACTCCAACGTATGAAGTAGCATCACCTAAAGCAGTAGTAAATCCAGTTGCTCTTGGATATGTTCCCCAATAAGTATCATTTGACTGAGAAATATTATATCCAGCATAAGTATGGTCAGAGAAATCAGCCAAATACTGTTTGTAGTAATTCTTCTGAGGAGAATTAACATCTGATACAGAATCAAGTGCTTTAGAAAGACCCAGATGCTTCTCTAGGATATTACCTTTGATTCCAGTAATATCACCTGTATCATCAACAACCACCACATGTATACCATCACCTTTACCATTTCTATTGGTAGTGTATACATTTGATGTGGGCCTAGGAGCAATTGACTTCCAATAAGTCGTTGCATTTGTAAGACCTAAAGTCTGTTGATCATACCAATCAGTAACAGAATCAGATGTAGTAACTGCTAGTCCAGACGTTGCAGAAGTGTTATTTGCGCCATCTTCATCAACAAATACAAGAGATGTATCCGCCGCAAACGCATTAGTAGTAGTTCCTTCTGCATAATCAATCTTAGTTTCAGTAACACCCCCACCAACTGTTTCTACACGAGAAACAATCTTAACATCTACTGATCCAAAGGTGGTAGCATTAGTGGTAATACCAGTAATAATTCCTTTAAGATAACCCGTAAATTCAGAAGTAGTTCCAGTTCCAGGAACAACTACAGATGTTAATGGTGCGGTAATACCGTATCCAATTACTGCACCTGCTTGTCCGGGAGCAGTAGTGGCAATACCAACTGTTTGATCTGCAAAATTATCAATTTGACAAACCTTTAATGTATTTGCCCATGTACCAGGATCTTTAGAAGCATATGTAAATTCGGTAGAAGTATCCCAGTCATTCAAATAATTATCATAATTTTTAATCTTTAAAGTTGCATCAGAAGCAGCGCCAACTCCAGCATTTGCATTGTTTAGAGTTGATCCATCGGTTCTCACAACTTTGAGAACTCCTCCATAAGATAGGAAAGATGAAGCACTCATCCAATACTCATATTGAGCATCTGTTGAGATAGGCTTACCAAACGTATTAATAAGGTCTTGCTCTGTAGCAATATCAATTGGATCATCAATAGGTCCGATTTGGAAAGGTCCAGCAATCGCACCTATATTATCCAATACATTATCAGCTCTTCCTACAGTTAAATCAACCTCCCTTACCAGTACACCGGGAGACAATTGAGGAGTAGCCATGTCTTCTTTTCTCCGAATTTCTCAGTTATCTAGAAATTATTTATTGTTTATACACTTTACATATACTCCCACATATATGAACGATCTCCATACTCATCTGTATTCCATGTATTAGGACCATCTCGCAGTCTTTCTAGTCCTTGAGTTCCATCTTCATCAACAAACCATCTATCCCCATCAGAATCAACAAAACTATTATCATCCAATCCATCACTAATAAATCCAAATGGTGCCATATCTTGTTCAATTTGATCTCTTTGATCTTCATATAATCTTTTTCTAACATCCTGATCAGTAAGTTCTTTAAAATAATCTTGTGCTACTAACCATGCATATATTACTAGACACATTGCAAGATCATCATTACACCCATCTTCTGCTTCAAATGAATTATTTTTTTGAATGAATGTAGTCAATTCACTTAGAATTTCATAATCATTGAATATAAGTTTATCACTTTCAATTATTGTCTTTAAATTAAGAGCACCAACCTTCTTAACAGTCTTGGACATCTTAACTCCAAGTTGTGTCTTTTTACCAGAAAATCCCTGACCAACAACTTGTCCAGCTCTTCCTCTCATAGATGCCATAAGAAGATTGGGATATTCCATATCATAATTTAAAATAGATGCAACCTGATCTCCAACATCATTTACCTCACAAAGAATAAATGCATCATTATAACCCTTTGCTATTTCATAAATGACACTAGGAAATAGCATAGGTTTTATTTCATTATTCCTATATTTGGCAACTACTCTATGTGGGAATGAAGTAATATCAACAATTACAAAAGCAGAGTAATCTTTTACCACTCCACGCGCCACATCAACAGTCATAATATAATCATGCTTTTCTATTGGATCCTCATATACATCTAAACCAGCATTCCTTTTTAAAGGATTCTCATATACTAATGTTCTAAGCTTACTAGGTGCAATAAGAGTATCAACAGATCCTAGGAATTCGCATTCAAACTCAACCTTAAATTGCTGTTCAGAAGTATTGGAAATAGTTTGTTCGCGCCACTTATCATCTCTTCCTGGTACTTCCGACCAATGAACATCTGTAGGAATATATTCATTCTTTCCTCTTTCTGCATCATGCCACATTCGGTAGAAATGATTCATACCATGTGGGGTTGAGACTATGATTACTTTTGTGCTTTTGCCAGAAGTAATAGTAGGATAAACAGATGCAAAGAAGGAGTCAGCGATGTGATTAGGGACGAAGGCGAATTCA